ACCTGAGCGTTTTGCGGACCTCCAGAATCGCCCCAGATAAAATCTGGCAAAACCTGATCCACCACCACGAAATCTTCACCTTCCGCTATACGAAAGTAACCTGTGGTGAAGGAATAAACGAGAGGCTGCCCAGCTGCGTCATTACCGTTTTCGTGCGCATAAACTACCCCTCCGGGCGTAGCTCCAATTGGGTTTCCAAGAATAGTCAGATCAATCCATGCGGACCTAGCTAGTGCGCCATAATCCCAAGGCCCTCCAGGTTCATTGATGTTGAACTTGACATATTGGTCATTTTCTCCACTCACGCTTGCATTGGAGGGGAAAAACCATCCCGCTTCATTAAAAGGCGTATTAGGCATCGCCCTGACGTTACGGATGAATGCCGTGTTTAAATTCTGAAACACGAAGTCCCAGACAGGGCATGGGACAACCTGCACACCACCACCGCTATACGAATAGAAATTAGATATTCCCATCCATAGCACTCCCGCCCGGAGCTGCATCGCCGCATGCCCCGAGGCCAATCCAGCCCCCGCTCCGATCTTGTTGAACCCATACGTCTCCGGATACCCGATGTAGTTCATCGCCCACAGATCCAGATCGGTCCAAATCAAGTTCTGGTTCGCTACCGCCATCCCCCCAACACACAACGACCCAATGGGAATACGGAAGTTGCCCGCCTGTGTGGTCGTTAGTGCCCGCCATTCGAAGAAGTTCCCTACATCGCACCATTGCACCAGCATCGGATCTTGCTGAAGCCCGATGCCGCCAACCGTCGATTCATCAATCGTGGAACCGTAAGTGATCAGAATTTGCTGGGACGTAGAAACGAACATGCCACGATTAAACGCTGGTCCCGTCGATACCAATGAGGCATTCGTAAACCCTCCCGTAGGGTCCCAGAAATAGATCCCGCCGCCTTGAGGACACGCCAAGGCAATCTCACCCCAATTATCCGAAGTCCAATCCACCGCCGTAATCGGAGTACCCACTTGGCTGGGATTAACGACACCAGTTCCGTACCCTCCAGCCCCATATCCTCCTAGACCATATCCCGCGCCAATCGGAGGCGGCCCCAGCGCGATGAAGTACAGCAATTCCGCATTGCCTCCATTCATGGAAAACGAACCAGAGGCCGTGGCAACCGTGTTGACGGTGATCGTAAAGGCGTTGGCGCTACTGATCACGTTGACGCTGTACGCGCCTTGAATCGTCACTCCGTTGCCCGTAGTGGACTTCGGAAATACCACCGTAGCCGGCAGAGACGTGATGCCATGGGCAGTCAGGGCAACTGATACGGTTGCATTCGTATTTGTCGTCGTGAAAACGGGAACCGCCCCACCATTATTGACGGTAGCCGTGGCATTCTTATTCGCCGTGATCTGGTAGGAATTAGCCCCTACAATCTGAACGATTGGATAGAGCCCAGCCAGAATGAGGCCACCCACCGAAATGGGAGTGTTGAACAGCACCGAATCGTTAATGGTGACGTTAGAAATGTTCGGATCAACGACCGTGACCGTAGGCGTATTGATGATGGTCGAAAAGTTCGGAGAAAAGTCCGACGTCAACGTCTGAGGCGTGATGTTTTGAAGTGCACCACTTGTGATGACATCAAGCGCGGTAGTGGTTCCTACCAATAAATGGTTGATTGAATTTAGATCAGCCCATGCGTGCATATCTCTGGGGACACCAGATAGAGCGAGGCTGTAGAACGCAGTCCACCCTCCGAGCTTTTGAAAAAGTCCGTCGCGGAAGCGCCCTAGCTGGGTCTGCGAATATCCCGCCTCCAATAATGTTGGCGTTCTTTCTAAATTCACCCCAGGCTTTAAAACTACTGCCCCAAATGGCATTGGTTTATCCAGCGCGAATCATAGTGATGCCGGCTACAACGCCAGTTCCGATAGAGCCAAATGGCGTGCTCGTGCCGCCTTGTGCATTTCCTGTCCATGCTTGCGCAGGAACAGTAAAAGAAGATGGGCCAATATTAGCCTCTCCAGGAGGTACCAAGGCCTGAAAGCTTCCACTCGTTGTAAAGCCTTGAGCGGCGGTAACACTAACTGAGTTGGCGGCATTGTTGCCGGTCGGAGTATAGGGCGGCAGATTACCCGTTAATAACGTAACGGTCTGGGTGAACTTGGTTGCGAATATCGTATTTCCGTCCAAACCAGACCCAGCCGTAGTAATGCGCGATGTTCCACCATTAAGAGTGTATCGCGTGGCGCCACGTAAATCCGGAAGAGTATTTCCTCCAAGAATAACGTTCAGAATTGGGTAGGTTACGGCGTTAAATGTGCTCCCATCACAGAGCAAAAATGGACGAACGGTGCAGGAAGTAACCCATCCCGGCAACGCCGCATTAGCATAATCAGCATAGGTTCCAATTTCAGGCAGGCCTACATGATAAACGTTGGTTCCATCATTGTAGACATGGCGAGCATTCCCGGGTGGAACACCAACAATCAAACCAGAGCCAACGGCACGTAAGGTGACATTGAACCCACTCGCAATGCCCGCCGCAGCCAACCCAGAGCTATCAATGACATAGTACCCGGGCAGCGGTAAGGTAATCTGAACATTTGAGGTAAGAGTGCCGGTCAGTTTTAGAACGGCATTCTGCGCCTGCGTAGGGCCGCCTGAGGGCGTCGGGGTAAAGGCTGCTGGGCTTGTGAGGGTAACCGGAACGTTGGATAGGCTGATCGTCTGGACGCCGCCTAGATAACCGTCGATCGCAACATAGTCCGGATTGGTGCACAGAGTGGCCCATGTTCCGACCATATCGCCAGTGTTTCCGACGACTAATCCTATGTTAACTGTAGTAGGCTCGCTAATGATCGCCTCCTATTAAGTACGTGGGGGCGAAGCCTCTGGAGAAGTGCTCTGAGAACCCCAGCCTTGAGCTTGGAACTTTTTACGCCCCTCTTCAGTCATAGCCGATTTCAGTTGATTGTTATACTTAGATTCCCATGATAGTCCGGACTTGGGATCGTCAGAAGCGGCTCCGTAGTTTTGGAGGTATCCAAAACCCACAGCGAGTCCAGCCGCCAAAAACAGGTCCGGGAAATATGTGCTCAACAGCGTCGTCGTATTGGACGCCGATAATGGTGCCGGCCTTTGCGTACCCACAACCTCAACCGTATATCCTTGATCCGGCCATGGCCCCACAACGAAACTGTTCTGATTGACCGGGGCATAGAACTGAGGAATGCCGGAACCGGTCGCACTCGGATATAGAAAATCCAGCATCTCCTTGGTGGATGGCAAGAGAGGATTTCGCATCCCTGCATCTGGGTTAGTTGTTCCCGCAGGGGTAATGACGTTCATTTCCTGTGTAACAAGGAACGGACCATTCGCAGTAGACGTAGCTTCTGTGAAGTTACGGTTGCCCGCCGCTAGCGCCACCGATGAATCACGAAACACCGTGTTGAGGAGATCCAACTCACGGTACAGTCTTTGCTCAGAATCATCGATTATCGATGGCATGGCCTGAATAAAATTAGGGTCCGTGATAGGCACGACTAGGAAATTGGAAATTTGGGCGGTGAATGTCGCATAGGTTAGCATTATGCCGACTTCCTCCATCTCCAGAATAGACCATAGACCATCATCCGAGGAATCGCCCTAATGAAGGCTCGGAGCATTTCAATCTCTTCTGATCTGTTTTGCATATTAAATCCTATGTTGGAAAACTGACGATGACGACGCCAGAGCCGAATGCTCCGCCGGTAAATCCGACCTGGGAATAACCACCGCCGCCACCACTTCCAGAATTAGCTGTGGCGGCTCCTCCTACTCCAGAATTGGAGCCTGCCCCTCCGCTTGCGCAACCTCCCGCTCCTACCGTAATGGTTGTCGGGGCGGCACCACCCCCACCGCAGGCATAAGTGATCGCCGATCCGGTTATCGATGATATAGTTCCGGTGCCGCCATTGCCGCCCACGGTTGAACCGTTTGTACCTACACCATTAGAACCGCCACCCCCGCCAGCGGTGCTGTTCGCAGCACTGCCAGTGCCTCCAGGATTTCCCGCTGAGGCGGTACCTCCTGCTCCTCCCACGCCACCGCCGGCAGAACCGCCACCGCCAGATGCACCAGCACCGCCTGCTCCTTGATTGGTGCCACCGACACCGCCGCCAACGGCTGTGCCGACTGAATTTACCGAACTGCTTGCTCCAGCGGAGGAACCAACAACGACCGCGAAAGACCCTGGAAAAAACGCGATCGTACCGGTGAGAAATTGGCCAGCGCCACCGCCGCCACCGTTGCTATTGCCGAGGACACCAACCCCGCCATTATTGCCGGCTCCGATGATAAGATAGGTCAGTGTACCACTGCCAGTACAGATTAGGGTGCTATTACTGTTAAATGTCAGGATAGTATTAGAGCCAGAAGTAGTCTGTGAACCGCCTGTGCAGTTCAATTTTCTTCCACCACCAGGACCGGGCCACGGCATACCGATCTGCGCCATAATTGGCGACGTCAGAATCCAAAGAGTTAGTCCGATGATACTGATGCGATGTAGTCTCATCTTACGACGCGCCAGTTAATGGTAATCGGGCCAGGGGTAACACTGATAGCTAAGTTATTGCATACTTTAAAATTTACATTGTTTGCGGTCGGATAGTCGATAATCGTTAACATTCCAGCCGTTGATGGAATATAGCCGGTGACAGCGGTAGGATCTCCGTTAAAATTCGCAATGATGCTGTCCGTCGTGGTCGTGTTGGTTGCAGTAACTGTCACGACGGTTGCGCACGTTGCGGATGAAATGGCGCCGGTTCCTAACGCTGTTGAGCCGCTGGCAATTGTAGATGTTACGCCACCATTGGCACTCAAAGCCGAACCGAGAGCCGTCGCCACTCCAGTACCAAAACCACTGATGTCAGCCGACAAAGAAACGGCACTAAACGAAGGATTGCCGGCCGCATTGCCATGCAAGACAGTGGTTGTTGTACCCTGATTGGCGTGCTGAGCTGATGCCAAGGTATCCGTCGTACAGGTTCCAACTCCACCAGCACTGATCGCCGTTACAAACTGATTTGTACAGGTCGTGGTAGTGATATTCATATCGGCCGAGACAATCGAACCGAATGTCGGAGCGCCGCCAGCATTACCGTGTAAAACAGTCGTAGTGGTTCCGAGCGCACCCAAGGACTGCTCACCTTGGGAACCGGAGCCAATAACTAATTGATTAATCGTGAGTGATGCAGCACTCGTTGTGCAGGTTGGACATGTGAGGTTTCCCGTCGTGGCGCTAAGTACCAGCGGAGACGACGCGCCATCCGCCA